AGAGGATGGTGTATAATAGTATTATGAACACAGGACATGAACCAAAAAATAAGATAGTTCCTCATATCATTAAAAACTTTTTTACTGATGAGGAAGTAGAAGTTATAAAAGCAATCATAAAATATCAAAAGGTTGCTACAGACTTAGGCAATTTTTATTCCCCACTTGTTTTAGGGGAGTTGGCTAGAATGCAGATAGAGGTTATGTATCCACCAACAATCCAGAAAAAACTTGAAGTTTTTGCTTCCAACTTAGTTGGAGAAAATGTTTTTATGTCTCATAATAGTTACTTGAGTTATAGTAAAGAGCATAGCGCTGAATCAAATCCAAAATTACCAGTTCATTATGATTCAGACAATTATTTCTCTAAACTAACTATGGATTATCAGTTAGAAAAAAATATTGATTGGCCAATAGTAATTGAAAATGAAAGTTTTAATCTTGAGTACGGCGATCTGCTTGTATTTTGGGGTGCAGGCCAAGTACACTGGAGAGAGCCTGTTTTGTTTAAAGATGGAGATAAAACAGAAGTCTTAACAATGCACTTTTCAACAAGAGAAGATTTTGAAAAGTTAAATTTTGCTGCTCGTGATCCAGAAAAAAGAAAAGAAAGATTAAAGCGCTGGCAAGCAGATCCTATATTTGCAAAATACAATGAAGACTTTTTTACAAAAGAAAGCAACCTTAAAAAAACAAACACAACCGACAACGACTAAAAAAGGAAATAAATGCAAAACGAAAATACTACCATTGAAATGGTAAATGGTTTGGCAGAAATTGCAGACTATATGCAAGATGAGGAACTTACCACAGCGCTTACATTTATTGCCAAAATAATTGTTAAGCCAGATATTCCACTAAATGTTGCTACTGTAGAAATTGTAAGACTACAGGCTATTGCAGCAAAGATGGCTTTCAAGGCAACTTGGATGGCCAATGTTGACAAATCAGATCGTGGCAAGAAAAATCTTTATTATACTGCAGCAGAGTCTATCAATAATCTTGTTTCTGCACTAAAGTATATCACCCGCTAATCTGCTATACTTATACTAATAGAAACGAGAAATAATGACAAAAAATTTACTACATACAGTTATGATAAAGCAAGAAGAAAAACCAGTTCACTCTATGGACATTGCTGCTCTTGAAGCAAAAATTAAAGAGGGCTATACCATTAATCGTGTAGACAAGCATACAACTAAGAAAACATTTGCACCTTCAACAATTGCCTATGGGCACGGAGAGTGTGCAAGATATTGGTATCTTGCTTTTGATGGTCAAGTTTTTGAAGACAATGCAGATGCATACGCTGCTGCAAATATGACTGCTGGAACTTTATCGCATGCAAGAATTCAGGCAGCAATGATGAACTCTGGTGTTGCTAAGATTTATCGTGACGATAACAATGAGTCTACAACAGAATTTAAGATCAAGCATGAGGATCCTCCAATTTTTGGCTATGGAGATGTTATGCTTGATTGGCAAGGAGAAGAACTCATTGGTGAAATAAAAACAATGATGAATGAAGGTTTTGAATATAGAAAAGCATCTGGCAAAGGTAAGACTGGCCACTTAATGCAACTTCTTATTTACATGAAAATTCTAAAGAAACCAAAAGGTGTTCTGATTTATGAAAATAAAAATAATCATGAACTTCTTTTGATTCCTGTAGATGTTAACGATCATTACCGTCGGTGGGTAGACCAGGCATTTGATTGGATGAGAACAGTTCGAAAGGCTTGGGAAGATAAAACTTTACCAAGTAAGAACTATAGATCTAATTCCAAGATATGCAAGTCGTGCCCAATTAAAAAGGCATGTGAGTCTGCAGGTACAGGCGTAGTAAAAATAGCGCCCCTGGAGATTCTCGGTGAACAATGGTAGATGTTGTGATAATAATTTTGAGCCGACAGTATCTTATCAAATATACTGTTCGCAAAATTGTAGAGATATTGCAACAAAAGAAAAAATTGCAGCAAGGTATTTACAGTCTAAAAGACAAAAAAGAAAAGGGAAAACCAGATTGTGTAAATCTTGTTCGACCCCTCTCTCTATATATAATGATGAAGTAGTTTGTTCATCTTGTAGTGTAAATCCCGATGCAGTAACAAAAGCAATAAAAGAAATTAAGGGCAAAATAAATGACAAAAAATAAATGGGGTTTAGAACTACCACCACAAACTATTTGCGCCATTGATGCAAGCACAAACAGTCTTGCCTTTGCTCTATTTGATACACAACAAAAAGCATTAGGAACTGTAGGGAAAATTAACTTTGAAGGTAAAGACATCTATGAAAAAATTATGGATGCTGGCAAAAAAGTAAAAGCATTTTTTGATTTTTACGGAGGCTTTGAAGCAATAATTATTGAACATACAGTATTTATGAATAGTCCAAAAACTGCAGCAGATTTAGCACTTGTACAGGGATCAATTCTTGGTGCTGCAGGACAGTCTGGCACTAAGATAATTGGTAAGGTATCACCAATCACTTGGCAAAATTATATTGGAAATAAAAAAATATCAAAAGACGAACAGTTATTTATTCGTTCTCAGAATCCAGGCAAGTCAGAATCTTGGTACAAAACCTATGAAAGAAATCTTCGTAAAGAAAGAACAATTAGATTTATTAATACTATTTACGATAGGACCATTACAGACAATGATGTTGCTGATGCCTGTGGTATTGGGCACTGGGCGCTAAAAAACTGGGGTAAAGCAATAGGGGTTGACAAATAACGCCATGGCTGCTAAACTATATACAAGTGAAGTCTATATGCGTAAGAGGTACATTATGGATAAAAAGACTCCAGAAGAGATTGCAAAGGAGTGCGGGGTTAGCGTGGAAACAATCTATGTATATCTTGCTAAGTTTAAGTTAAGGAAGTCAAAACGATGAAAAAGATATTATTACCTGTTATTGTATTGATTGGTGTTTTTTCTGCTCTAGCAGGAATAACTTTTATTAGACTATCTAAGAGCATGGAAGATTGGCAAGCATCTTGGGAGGAAGAAGAAGATAATGAGTTCTGAAACACAGTTAGCAATTGCACAGGTTTGTGATGAAATTAAAGAAATGCTTATTGCTAAGAATAAGTCTTACGGAGATTCTGCTTTAAACCCAGTTAGAATTTTTGCTACATCAGATAATGTAGAGCAACTTCATGTTCGTATTGATGATAAACTATCTAGAATAACTAGAGGTGGATCATATATTGGCGATAACGATATAGATGATCTTATCGGGTATCTCATATTGCTAAAAATAGCAAGGGAGTTAAAGGGTGTCAACTGAAGATGATCTAGTTAAGCATCTTGATCAGGTTAATCAAGTCGTAGAAGAATACTTAAAAGGAAATGACCCTACGGTAATTTCCAAACAACTAGACATACCAAGAACAAAAGTAGTAACACTTATTAATGAGTGGAAAGTCATGGCTTCTGCCAATGATGCCATCCGTGCTCGTGCTAAAGAAGCACTTGCTGCTGCTGATACACACTACAGTAAACTTGTTTCTCGTACATATGAAGTTATCGATGAAGCGTCAATGACAAATAATCTTAGTGCAAAGACTGCTGCAATTAAACTTGTAATGGACATTGAGTCCAAGCGCATTGATATGTTACAGAAGGCTGGTTTACTTGAGAATAAAGAACTTGCAGAAGAAATGGTTGAGATTGAAAGAAGGCAGGAAGTTCTTATGGGAATTCTTAGGGATATAGCATCAGAACATCCTGAAGTTAGAGACATTATTATGCAAAGACTTTCTTCTATTGCAAAGCAAAACGAAGTAGTAACCATTGTATCTGAGCCCATTAGTGAGAAGTAATGACAAACTTTGATGATTTTTTAGAAGTTCTTAAAAGTAACCATTTTGAAGAAACCCCAGTAGACGCAAAAACATTTGTTGAGTCACCAGACTATCTTGGACAACCACCACTGTCGGATATCCAGTATGACATTGTTGAGGCTATGAGTCAGATTTACCGTAAAGAAGATCTAGTAGATATGATGGGTGAAGAAAAAGGAACTCGCTATTATGAGAAGTATACTAAGAATGAAATTATCCTACAACTTGGCAAGGGATCTGGAAAAGACTTTACATCTACAGTAGCATGCTCATACATTGTATATAAACTTTTATGCCTTAAAGATCCAGCAAAATATTTTGGTAAGCCGTCTGGTGATGCTATTGACCTAATCAATGTTGCGATTAACGCACAACAGGCAAAGAACGTTTTCTTTAAAGGATTTAAAACAAAAATTGAAAAGTCGCCATGGTTTGCAGGAAAGTTTAATGCTAAAGCAGACTCGATAGAGTTTGATAAATCAATTACTGTCTATTCTGGTCACTCAGAGCGTGAGTCGCATGAAGGTTTAAATCTTTTGCTTGCTGTTCTTGATGAGATTTCGGGATTTGCCTCAGAGGTTGGCACTGGAAATGAGCAAGGTAAAACTGCAGACAACATCTATAAAGCATTCCGTGCATCTGTTGACTCCCGCTTCCCTGATCTTGGTAAGGTAGTTTTACTTTCATTCCCAAGATATCCAGGAGACTTTATCTCTGAAAGATACGATGCAGTAATTGCCGAGAAAGAATCAATTGAAAAAACACATGAGTTTATAATTAACCCATTGCTTCCAGATACAGATCCAAACAATAAATTTCAAATTTCTTGGGATGAAGACCACATAATTTCATACAAATATCCAGGAGTATTTGCATTAAAAAAGCCAACATGGGAAGTAAATCCTACCCGCAAAATTGATGATTTTATGATTGCATTCATGACAGATCTTGGCGATGCCATGCAACGTTTTGCATGTGTACCAACTTTTGCATCGGATGCATTTTTTAAACAGGCAGATAAAGTAAGATCTTGCATGACATTAAGAAACCCAATAGATAATTTTAAAAGGTTTGATGAAGCATTCAAACCAGATCCAACAAAAAAATATTATGTTCATGCTGACCTTGCTCAAAAGCATGACAAGTGTGCAGTTGCAATTGCTCATGTAGAAAAATGGGTAAACATACAAGTAATTAATAATTATGAACAGGTAGCACCAATAGTAGTAGTAGATGCAGTAGCATGGTGGGAGCCAAAAATTGAAGGTCCAGTAAATTTGTCTGAGGTAAAGCAGTGGATTCAAAACCTTAGAAGAATAGGGTTTGATATTGGTGTAGTTTCATTTGACCGATGGCAATCATTTGATATTCAAAATGAACTTAAGCAGGTAGGAATGAGAACTGATACTGTTTCTGTTGCAAAAAAACATTATGAAGATATGGCTATGCTTGTATATGAAGAAAGATTGGTCATGCCATCAATCGAACTTTTGTTCGATGAATTGACACAGTTAAAAATTATGAAAAATGATAGAGTTGACCACCCACGCAAAAAGTCAAAAGACTTGGCTGATGCTGTGTGTGGTGCTATTTTTGGGGCTATATCTCATACCCCTAAAAATACAGAAACCGAAGTAGAGGTTCATACATTTAGGGATAGGCCTAAGCGTGTTGACGAACTACCCGAAAACGTGATACAATATAATCCTGCTCAAATAGAAGAAATAAAAGACTATTTGGATAGGCTAAAAACAATATAAAAGAAAAGGAATAAATTAAATGAACTCATTTAAGAAAATCGCTCTAGCCGTGGTTGCAGCCATGACTACCGCAACAATCGTGGCTTCGCCTGCAAGCGCAGCCGTAATGACAGTCGCTGTATCTCTTGACGGAACTGCTAATACAACAGCATCCGCAATTGCTACACCTGCTGCATTGCCAGTCCCAGCAGATAATACAATTGATGCTGCTGATGCGCTAAAGTTTGTTGCAACAGTTGATACAGGAACAAGTGTTACTGTTTCAGCAACAAATGCAACAATCGTGTCTGCACTACACACATCTGCTTCACCAGTTTCTGCAACATCAGGATC